GTGGATTCTTCAGCTTGCTTGTTGATCTGGCCGATACGCGCTTTGATCGCATCTTCCTTGCCGGCGCCGTCGATGATGATAGTGTTGTCCTTGCCCACTTCGATGCGCTTGGCCTGGCCCATTTCGGCCAGGGTGGCTTTCTCCAGAGACAGGCCGACTTCTTCGGCGATCACGGTGCCGCCGGTCAACGTGGCGATGTCTTCCAGCATGGCTTTGCGACGGTCGCCAAAGCCGGGCGCTTTGACGGCAACGGTCTTCAGGATGCCGCGGATGTTGTTCACCACCAGTGTGGCCAGCGCTTCACCGTCCACGTCTTCTGCGATGATCAGCAACGGACGGCCGGACTTGGCGATCTGTTCCAGTACCGGGAGCAGGTCGCGGATGTTGGATATTTTCTTGTCGTGCAGCAGGATGAATGGATTTTCCATCAGCGCCAGTTGACGATCATGATTGTTGATGAAGTAGGGCGACAGGTAGCCGCGATCAAATTGCATCCCTTCCACGATGTCCAGTTCATCTTCCAGGCCGGTGCCGTCTTCAATCGTGATCACGCCTTCTTTGCCGACTTTTTCCATTGCAGCAGCGATCTTCTCGCCGATCACAGTGTCGGAGTTGGCAGAAATGCTGCCCACCTGGGCGATTTCCTTGCTGGTGGTGCAAGGTTTGGATATCTTCTTCAGTTCTTCAACCGCTGCGATGACTGCCTTGTCGATGCCGCGCTTCAGGTCCATCGGGTTCATGCCGGCGGCGACGAACTTCATGCCTTCCTGCACGATGGATTGCGCCAGCACGGTCGCGGTCGTAGTGCCGTCACCGGCCACATCAGAGGTCTTGGAAGCGACTTCCTTGACCATTTGCGCGCCCATGTTCTCGAACTTATCTTTCAGTTCGATCTCTTTAGCGACAGATACACCGTCTTTGGTGATAGTCGGTGCGCCATAGGAGCGATCCAGCACCACATTACGACCCTTGGGTCCGAGCGTGACCTTGACCGCATCGGCCAGAATGTTGACGCCGATCACCATCTTGTTGCGTGCCGCGTCGTGGAATTTTACGTCTTTAGCTGCCATGTTCTTTCTCCTAGTAATTCAGTAATCAGTAGTTGTGTGCCAAGTTCAAAGCTAAGGTGAGACAAGGCGGCAACGAACTCGTGACGAAGACAGTGCATCAAGCACGGCTAGGAACGAGTGAGGATGCCAACGCAGTATCACCGACGATTTGAACTTGGATTACGCTTCAACCACGCCGATGATGTCATCTTCGCGCATGGTCATGTATTCCTGACCGTCCATCTTGAAGGTTTGACCGGCATATTTGCCGAACAGCACACGGTCACCAACCTTGACGCTCATGGCCTGCAATTTGCCGTCGTCGCCGACCTTGCCCTTGCCCACGGCGATGATCTCACCCTGATCGGGCTTTTCGGTAGCGGCATCGGGGATCACAATCCCGGAAGCGGTCTTGCGTTCTTCTTCCATGCGTTTGACGATCACGCGGTCGTTCAAAGGGCGAATTTTCATACTGAGGTCTCCTAAAACAAGGGGTTAAAAAATGTGGAGGCGGAGTTTAGCACTCTCTGCCTGCGAGTGCCAACGATTGGGGTGACCCTGCCGGATTTCAAGGGCAGGGTAGAGGTTTATTTTTATGGGTGTGTAAGGACGCGATTAAGTCCGGAAGAAAGAAGAAATTAAAACCGGAATTGATTTGCGGGATATTTGGCACTTATTGCCTGTTGCCCTGTTTCACATTTCGCTTATTAACGACAGTCGCGATTTGTTCGCCATCCAGGTGCAGGTTTACCTCGACCGGGCTGGGTTCTTTTTCACGGTTCAATAAGTCATATATCAATGAACCCAGACTGCCTGAATCGGTTAGCTTGCTTATACCGTAATCGATTCCCTTGGATAGTAACGTACCCACCCCGTATCCGACAGCACCGGCAGCCAGTACACCGCTGGCGGATGCTGCAAGGCCAGCTTCCGCCAGCGGAAGTCCACCCATAGCGGCAAGCCGCGCAAGCAGGCCGGGAGCGGCGGCTTTGCGCATGCCAAGCGCTTCGTTCAACCCGCCGCTTGCTACTTCAGCACCAGCCGCAAAACCACCCGGCAACTTGCCTTTTAGAAAACTCAATATCCCGCCTCCCTTGCCGCCACCGAGCAGGGCACTAACGCCTGAAGCTGCTGCCAATGCCGTTACCGCAACAGTAGCGGCATATAACGCCGCTGTGAAGCCTGGAAATGTTTCAGCGCCTTTGCTCACCCCATCAAGCAAGGCTCCCAAGGGACCTTCAACAGCGCCAAGCGCATCCACTGATGCGTAGGTCTTCGCATTACCTAACCTGTCTGATTTTGCATCAAGCGTACTATCGACCACACGTGAACTAGTGCCAATCTCGGCACCCTGCTCTTTTTTGACAGCAGCCAATACCTCGCCGTATTTTCCGGACGGGGACATCATGCCAAATAACCCAGTGAGCGCCTGGCGATCCTGAACGCTCTTGCCGACGCCTTTGGCCATCATGACGTCGGCCATCGCCTGGTAGAGTTTCTGCTTTTCGGGTTCGCTTTTGGCGGCATCCGCCTTGGCCTTCAGCTCCAGATATTTCTTATCCTTAGAGCCGATCTGCTGCACCACCCCAACAAAGGCTTCGAGAGAATTCTTGCCCTTGGCCATGCTAGCCGTAAGCGAGCCGTATAAATCGACATTCTGTCGCTTAAAGTCATTCGCTGCGTCATTTGATGTGACTTTTGTCAGCAGGTTAACCAGATTGTTACCCGCTTCGTCCGCTGTGCCAGCGGTCATGCGCGATGCCTGGTTCGCCGCGATCAGCGACTCAAACCCGCCCATCCCCTTCATGCCATTGTTTCCGGCCATTGCCATTTGTTGAGGCAGCCAGCGTGCCATATTGCTTAATTCAAAACCACCTTCTTGACCTGCTCTGATTGCCTTCGATATTGCCAGCGGGATCTGCTCATTACTCAATCCCATATTCTGCTTGGCGGCAATGGCGATTTGCGCCAGGTCATTGCCGCTTGCTCCGGTTCCTTGCGCTGCCTCTTGCAGCATCGGCAGCAGCTTCATGGACGCATCAAGACCAGCTTTGCCTTGACCCATCGCGCCAGAACCTATCAGCGTATTTAACGTTTCAGCAGCTTGCTCGGGCGTGCCGTGCCCATTTTTTGTCGCAGCGCGAATAGCTTTATCAAGCTCGGATTTACCCGCAATACGTCCAGCTACGTCACGTTCCGAATAGGCGGTATTGGCTATAAGCGCCAAGCGGCGGTCATAAGCCATTGGTCGTGCTGCCGCACTCTTCAGCACGTATCCGCCAGCGGCCACCGCCGCGCCAGCCTGCGCAACCTTCATCAGGGTTTCGCGTGCAGCACCTGCGGCGCTGCGCATGGTGCGCAACGCCGAGGTCATACGCTCAATGGGCGTTGTCTTGATGCGCGCAGTTGCGGCGGCGATGCCGGAAACAGAGTTCTCAACTGCTTTGGATTCGCCCTGCACCGCTTGCAGCGCAGATTTCAAACCACGGCTCATCTGATCGTTGAGCCGGAGTAGCAGTTGTAGTTCAAGGTTTTTTGACACGGCGCGCTCCTTTGAAATGGCTGGTTTTGGTTGAGGCATTTCCCGCACCTGGCGAACGGCGTTTGCCGGACAAAATGCCGATCAGCGAGATGGCGCGCGCCTCAGTCAGTGCCTGCGGATCCTGGTATCCATGCATCCGCAGGGCAATTTCCAACTCTAGGTAGGGCTTGAGGGATTGCTCAAGCCTTTCCGCTTTTTTTCCAGTTCGTCCTGGGCGTTATAGATCGGTTCCACATCGTCTTCGGGTAGAGCCAACAGAAATTCGCCGGTGATTTCATCCCTGGACAAACTACCCAAGCTCACCATCTGTTCCGCTGCCTTGAAGATGCGCAACCTGAGGTGCGATGCGTCAGGGCCGGCCTTCTCGACCGAGGCGATCGCATCCGCGATCGTAGCGCCGCGCAATTCAAAGTCACGATGCTTAACCCCTTCGCGCTCGACACCGCAAATTAATTGACCTTTTACCGTAATCATTTTTTTCCTTTCAGTGTTGTTGACCATGCGTTGTTCACAGCGGATTCAAATCGTTCTCTTTTACGCGCTGCATTTTGTTGGAACTTGGCAAGCTGACTGGCGGTACTTTGTTTGCCTTGTTTCGCTAGCAACAAACCAAGCAAATTAACGGAGGTAGAACTAGTATTTTTCCCTGTTGTGGCTGACATGGCGCCATCCTCTCTCAATGAATATTTCGTTTTAAACTGGTCTAACCAGAAATTATCTGGAGAGGCGCTCCTTTCTTGCCTGCCTTGTGTTTATTGTGCGGATGCGCGCCTGCTAACCACACGCCGTCTTCCGTAAGTCTCAGCACTGTGCGCGTTCCATCCATTCGACTGCGAATGAATTTACGCGCCATCAGGAAATACACACCATCAATTCCGTGAGGTTCGGAGATCAAGTAGATGCGCTGCCCCGGCCTCCATAGTTTTTTGTCAAAAGGCTGCCCAGGTGCAACGATGCGATGCCCCTGGACCGTGGCGGTGAGGGTGAGGCCATGTAATCGGCTATCGCTAATCAACTTTTTGGCGCGGGCACTGCACATGCCATTGTTTTCGGCTTCAGGATCGCAGACGATCTTCGGACGATGTCTGAGGACGCTTTTATCTTGCCAGCTGGCATGCAGGTCAGGTTTACATGGATCTAATTCAGTGCCAGGCGTTTGGCCTAGCACGGTCACTCTTGAATAACGGCCAACGTGTGATGCGGTCTTGTCCAGGCTGATGACATTGTTGCCCTTGCCGTTACGTCTGACGATCAGCGCAGCCACAATGGGCGATGAATAATCAGGGCCGCCGACTACCAACGTGCCGTCCGGCTCGAACCAAGGCCACAAGCCATTGGCTTCGGCGGCGTTCGCCAGCGCATCCCATGCAGTATCGCCAGGCTGGGTGTTGATTTTTTTCCTTGCAAAAGTTAAATCTGCATCAATTCGGATTGTTGTTTTATTGAATTCGCCAGTTATTGCAGCCACAATATCTTTTAAGCTCAGCTGCTTCCTATCGATAATCGGAGCTGAACAATCTAACAGGTCGGCTGCGAGGTCGCGCCCCGACATCGTGAGCGTGTGCGTGGTTTTGCTAACTGAGTGACTGATTTCATCGACATAACCAGTCAACACGGTATCGTCACCAACCTTCACCACAACTGCCGCACCCTCCACAACACCGGGCGGCATCTGGCCATCCCTCATCCCTAGAGCGACACTCCATGCGTCAGCTGGAATCATCAGATCGGAGTCGATCTCGTACCTTTCCCAGCCGCTATGCGCCTTACCAGCGATCAGTAGTGTTACATGATCAGTTTGCATAATTGCATCCTAAGTTATTTGGCCGCCGCGCAGCACTGTGGCTGTGGTAATGGCGGTGAGCCCATGTGCGCCATATTGCGGGCGCATCCGAGGCTATGGCGCACTTCTCCCCTCGATTGCATTGCCCTAGAGATGTGAGTCCGCTCACATTTCAAGATCATCAGCGTGTTGCCGTTGCGCGTTTTGCCGACTCTGCCCGCATCCGCGCATTTTCAGCTGTAAGTGTTGCAATGCGGGAACGCACCCACGCATCACCATTACCAACCTCAATTACTGCGTGGGCTAAATCACATGCTGGATTGCCAGCTTGGAACACACGTGCGCGTCGAAAAGTATCCATTGCTTGTGGGTCAGCCTTCCACCCGGATGGGAGAGCGAAACCACTTACCCCATCGGGGGACTCGGCAAAATTCGCATCGCCATTTGTGTAGCGCTCCATCGCCTTTGGATGGCGTTTGAGCCATTCAAAGGTGTTCTCCAACGCCGTACGGAATGGGAGTTTTGATAGCGTTGAATATTCGTGAATAATTCCGGCCAGGTCGAGTTCCTCCCAAGTGAAATCCGTGCCTGCCGGTGTCTTAAAAAGCGCGTTCGCATCTTTTCCACGCCACGACAAGACTGCGTTTTCTATATCCCTATCAATAGCCAAGCTACTGTTGATTTCAGTCGCTGTGCGCTTTTCAACCAACGGGAGTTTGGCCCTCAAGCTGGACACGGCGGCTTCATTAGTTTTCGGCGACGCAAACCCTACAATTCCGCTCTTCATTTGATTACCTCTTAACCTTGGAGCAACGCATCAAATCTTGCTTCCTCTTTGTTGGCGGCCTGCTGGAAGTGATCTCCATGCACGAAGAAGTCTCCGTTCAAGACCATGCTTGGCTCATATAACGGAAAACTTTCCAAGCCATCGAATTGGGGAAGATTGAATTTGGGAATCTGGATATTGTTTACGCCCCCCCGCGTCACACCTTTCCCGCCATGCTTTCTTATCGAAAAATTCAGTCCGGAAAGTTTGATATATAGCGCTTTTATGGCCAAGGCATGATTCACATACTGAGCGGCGGCAATCTCTGCCATGCCCATAAAGTAGCGATGGGCTACATCATCCGTCTTGCTTTCGATTTCTTTCAGAGACGCTTGCGCGATTGCCAACTTATTGAACAACCCATCCAGCGTTGCTTGGTTGTCAGCAATTACCTGAGCAACCTTTTCTTTTGCAGCTTGAGTAACAGCCGCCTCGTTGGCAATACGCTCGTCAATCGCACGTAGCGCAGTCTCTTTTGCATTACCGAGCGCAATATCGGCCATGATGTTATTCCGTTCCTGTTGCCGCTCGGGCGTTACAGGTATGGATTTCTGTGCTTGTGCGATCAATTCTTGCCGCTCAATGAGCGCCGATTGAATATGGGTAATTTTTGATTTGGCTGCATCAATCAGTTTCTTGTGCGCCAAAACTTGTTCCGCCAGAAGCAAGGGGTATTCGTGATTATCGGAAGCGCTTATTTTTTGACTGTTGCTCATGTTTTTTTCCTTTCTTGGTTATGAATTGGTGATCTTGCGGAAGTGTCTTTCGATCAAGGGGTGTTTAAAATCATGCGCGCGCTGCGTTCTGTCATTTCATACTTTAGGGCGATTTCCCGGACAGACATACCAGAGTCCTGGTCAGCCTTAATTTCCGCGACACGCTCTTTTCTAATCGCGTCGGTGTACCGTGGAATTTCGATTGTCGTGCCCTTGAATTCTGTGATGAGTTTTCTTGCGCTCATCTTATTCATCATCACAGCAAGGCGCATAAAACAAAGCTGGCTTTCGCAGATATAAAAGCGCGTGCCACCGTAAATAACAGCAAGATTGCGCGCCGCGTCGATGCCGATTAGTTCGTTCAGTGTGTCGATCATTGTGCAGTTTGTTTGATTAGCCATGCTGTGCGAATCCACTTAATGAAGCGGCCGCATAGTGAAGGCGTTCCGCGTGAAGGTTAAGGCGGAAGAAGTTCCGGTGTGTGGTTCCACCTATCATGGCGGGGAGGATTGCGCAGAGAATGAGCTTGGCGCGCCGTGTTTTTGCCTACCACCTACCTTTCTATGGGGGCAGAACCGCTAACGGCGCGCTTTCTTACAGATTACTCCACCCGCTTCCAGACTGTTCGACATAGCCCTTCGATCACCTGATACGTGGCTGCTCCGGCGGCATCTTCCGCCGCCATTGCTTCCGCTTTTGCAGCGCGGTATCCCTGTTCATAACCATGCTTGCGGCCATTCTCGAAGGTGTCTTCCAAAGCCTTCCACGATCGCACGATGATCGAATCCTCAAACTTGCCCTTCACTTTATCCGGGCTACCGTAAGCCAACGCCAGTATCACCATATTGACGATCTCAAGATTGCTGTAAGTGGGTTTGGGCAAATCATTGCTTTGGTTGGGTTGTGTCATGACAAGTCTCCTTTGGTTGGTTTTAAAAATACACTACACATCGAAACCTACTACGTTAAACCTACGTTAAAATCCACGCACGGCGGCGAGGCAAGGGGTTGGTGTCACCGGGTCAATTTAACGCCTTAAATCGCGTTTAAGGCGGCCGGGGAAATTGCGCATCATGGCAAACGCGTTTATAGTTCTGGTGGGGTGGCTGTCCGCCGATAGGTAATGGCTAAACTGCGACAGCAGCGAATTATGTGCGGTTCGAGTCCCACCACCGCCCTACCGTGATGACCGCTGGAAATTTCGGGTAGCCAG